TGTATGTAAAAATCCTAATGGCTGTAACAATGCATGATGAATTTGGTTTTGGTAACAAAAGAATAAAGCAGATGTTTGAGAGATTCGACAACAAGGCTGAATGCATTGCAGAGGATTACAGCACATGGGAAGAGCAGATAAGCATAATTGCAGAAGAATGTGGAATAGACATGGACAGCGAAAGAAGAGACTTAAGAACAGTGATTAAATAAATTAATTTAAAGGCAAAGGAGTAAATAACCAATGAAGAATACACTATCAGATTTGAACAACTATTTGTTTGAAGCAATTGAAAGAATAAATGATGATGAGCTGTCAATGGAAGAACTTGATAAGGAAATCAAGAGAAGTGAATCGGTCAACAAGATTGCCAAGACAATCATTGATAATGGAAACCTGGCATTGCAGGCGAAAAAGCACTTTGATGAATACGGAAGCGGTGAGGATGTTGAAATCCCATTGCTTGGAATAACAAACAAATGAATGGAGAGCTGTAAGTAATGTATGGAATGAAATACACGGATGAAATGAAGCAATTCATTCTGGATAATTACAAGGGAAGATATAACCAGGAGCTTGCAGACCTGTTTAATCAGAAGTTCAATACCAACATAACAAGTAGAACGATTAAATCATACAAGGCAAACAATAAATTAAATTCAGGATTAACCGGCAAGTTCAGAAAGGGGCAGACACCACACAACAAGGGCAAGAAAATGCCAAAGGAAGTCTATGAAAAAGTAAAACACACAATGTTTGCAAAAGGCAACGTTCCACCAAACCACAGACCTGTTGGAAGTGAAAGAATTTCAAAAGACGGATACATAGAGGTTAAGGTTGCGGAGCCTAACAAGTGGAGATTAAAGCAGAGAGTTGTGTATGAAGAAGCTAAGGGAAAAATCCCCGAAGGCTGTCCAATGATATTCCTTGATGGAAATAAGAGAAATTTCGACATCGACAATTTAAGGTGCATAACCCGGTCGGAACTACTATATCTCAACTGCAATGGGTTGAACAATTCAAATGAGATTACGGAAACAGGCATTCTAATGGCTAGATTAGACAGAGCCAAGAACAAAAAGAAGCAGGAACTAAAGGACAAAAATGTTAAGAAATGTTAAGGAGTGAAACAAATACCAAAATATAAGTTGGAAGGAGATGTAGGATTATGTTGAAAATAAAAGATGATGTAGATTTAAACGAACTTAGAAAGTTCGGCTTTAAAACAGGTAAAGAATGGGCAGATTCAGGAGAACGTTGTCTGCAAGGCGGTGGATTTGAGTATATGCATGGATGGTGGCATAAATTCCTGATGGATGAGGAAGATGAAAATAAGATAGCCTATATATCTGAAGCATATGATATTCCTAGTGTCCAAATATCTGTAAGAACAGATTTTCATAGAGATATATATGTAGATGTTGCTATAGAGGGAAGCTATCATACTTCAGATTTAGATGTTGTAACGGAAACTATATATGAGTTAACTAAGGCAGGACTGTTAGAAATTGAAAAGGAGATGGAAAGATGAAAATTGAAACTAACAGAGGGTGTGTAAGCAAATTTGAGGAGCAGGAAGATGGAAGATAGATATTTATTCAAGGCAAAAAGACTTGATAACGGAGAATGGGTGAAAGGAGCTTTAGTATATGACGATATGGACAAGTTGTACAGGATAATCATTGAACTTGATTATTCTACAGGAACTTGTATACAAACATGTAAAGCTCCCAGAGTTGATTCATCTACAATCTGTCAATGCACAGGTTTGAAAGATAAAAATGGTAAGTTAATTTGGGAGAATGATATCGTGAAAGACCAAGAAGGTAATTTTTATAAAGCGATTTGGCAGAATAACTATTATCAATTTTTCTCTTGGATTCGCGTTAAATCTGAAATACCTGAAGTCGATGCAGAAGGAGATTTCTATCTAATGAGAAGTGTTGAAATTGAAGTTATCGGCAACACATTTGATAATCCAGGATTATTAGAAAGTAAGAGATAATATGAAAGAGAATAAAGCAATTAAGATTGTGGAAGGTGGTGGAGTAAGTGACGATTGACGAACAACAGAGTTTAACTGAATTAAAAAAGTTAAGAGCAGAAAAGGAATGCAAAAACGTAGCAGAGAGGTATGCAGACTGTGACGAATTTGTTTGTTCAAAATGTGGTATTCATTTAATGGAGTGGACGGAAGTAAGTATTGATGAAGATTATGATGATGAAATACATTCAGAGTATGTATTTAAGTATTGCCCTAATTGCGGGGCAAAGATAAAGGCAGGTGATTAGATGGCAATTATTAATAAAATAGCTATTATTATGGTAATTGGAATGATATTTGTGTTATGGGCGATATGCAAGTTGAAGGATAAGGATTAGAAACAAAGGTACATTGACAATTGAATATTGGTAGTTGAAATGATATAATCTGGGTATAAATAGGACGGAAGGAGATAAGGTAAATGGTATTAAAATTAGATTTTTCAGATTGTCTTGCAGCACAGGATATGATAAGAATTATTGAGAGAGATAAATCTTTGGACGAAGCTGAAGCAATAAGATTTGCAATTAATGAAACAATTTACAAATCAATTATGGATGTTAATTGGGCTTCAATAGCTTTATCGTCGTGGGGACATGATGATCCAGATAGAGAATGGGAGAAAATAAAAAATCCACACATCGAAATAGAATTGGACGATAGCAAATATGAATTGGTAAATAGACTGGCTAATAAAAAGGGACTTGATTTAGAAATTGCTGTATCATACTTTTTAATATTCACAATGGATTCGATGGGATATCATATTTAATGCATATAAATGAGAATAACAGACCAACTACCAATATTCGGTGGTTGGTTTTTTTATGCAGAAAAATAGAGAAAGGATTGAGAGTTTGGGAAAAATGACAGCAAAGGAATACTTGAATCAGGTTAGAAATCTTGAATCTAAGATGAAAATTCTAAAAGAAGAGATAGATACCCTAAGGGAAATGGTGGTGAGTACTGGAGCAATCCAACAGGGCGAGAGGGTACTGTCTTCAGGAACACAGGATAAGATGGCAGAAACAATCTGCAAGATTAATGAAAAGGAATGTGAGTGGAATGATTTGATGCGTGAATTTGCTTTAGCCAGAGCAAACGTAATAATCAACATACAGAAGTTAAACAATCCTGAATACGAGCAGATTTTGTACAAGAGATACTGCCAGAGCAAGAAGTGGGAAGAGATAGCATTGGAAATGAATATATCTTACAGGCATGTATTAAGACTACATGGCTATGCATTGAAAGATATTGAGCCGGTTTTAAACGTGTCATAGAATGTCACATTAATCAGTGATAAAATGATAGAGTAAGAAGTTGAACAGAAGGGACTTCTGTTATCTGAATAGTATCCTCCAATTATTGTATTGGTAAAACAAGGAAAAGGCAGTCATTAGGCTGTCTTTTTTCGTGGGGAAATAGGAAGTGAGTTAGTAGGATTATGGAAATAAATTATTTGAATTTGCAAAAGGCAGCATTCGAGGGAGTGGGAGCTTATGATATTCCATTGTTAAGTCCTGAAACATTCACTGATTGTGAATTAATAGGATTTAATCAGGCAAAAACCTGTAAAGAACGTGGAAATAAGGCGGTGCATTTCTTTTTATATGATTACCAGTTTGAAAGAATTTGGAACAGGCCTGATGCATACGTCGATATGCTAAAACAGTTTAAATGTATATTCAGCCCAGACTTTAGTGTGTATTGCGATTATCCAAGAGCATTGCAAATATATAACCATTATAGAAAGCATTGGATAGGTGCATATATGCAGATTAATGGAATCAGTGTAATACCGACAATCGGATGGAGTAATGAAGACAGTTTTGAGTGGTGTTTTGATGGAGAACCAAAAGGTTCAGCGGTTGCAGTTTCAAGTGTTGGAACACAGAAAAATAAGCAGGCAAAGGAATTGTTTATGAAAGGGTACAAAGAAATGTTGGAGAGATTAGAACCAACACAAATATTATTTTATGGAAAAGTACCAAGTGAAATAAAAGACGATAGAGTTATTAATATGAGTGCTTTTCAGGAAAGGTTTAGAAAAAAGTAATGGGCGGACGTGGAGCAAGTAGCGGACTAACAAAGAAATCTTCAAAAAGTAATATAGACATGATGAGTGAGTTCAGAAATGCTGGAACAATTGTAGTTGATAAAGAAGTCAAGAACTTAAATAGTGTACTTGTTGACAAAACATTAAAAGGGGTTCGTGACACTTTGAATGAATTTGGATTACCTTTGTCAGTAGTGACAGGTATAGGATTATCATTGTCTAATGACGCTGAGGCAAGTGCTAATGGTATGGGACAGTTGGGGTTTTCATCAAAGTATTACAGTTCGTCAAATAATGAATTCACACCTAGTGATTATACTGCTGATTATACAGCATATGGAACAGGAACTCATGAGGCAGGTCATTTAATATCAAACTATCTTATGAGAAAAAGTAACAGCTCACTTACTAAATTTCAGCAGGCAAAGCTAAGAACATCTGGAAAGTGGGATAGAAATATTTTAAAGCAAGCGAAAAAGATAAATGGTGGTAAATTATCGGCAATATCAAAGTATGGTAGTAATACTAAAGGTAAAGCAGCAGGAGAAGTTGTGGCTGAGGCTGTTTCTGAATATATGAAAAAGGGAAAATCTGCTAGTTCAACTAGTAAGGCTATAGTTCAAGCATTGAAATCATATGTATAGTAAGAGGTTTTATGATGGGAGGAAGAGGAGCAAGTAGCGGAATAAGTAAAGCAGGAAAAGTATATGGAACAGAATACAATACAATATATCAAGTAGAAAATATAAAATTTATTGTCCAGAATGCGAAAACATCTATTAAAACACCTATGGAAACAATGATAAAAGATAGAATATATGTGACACTAGGAAATGATAATGTTCCTAAATCGATTACATTTTATGATGAAGATGGTAAAAGGAATAAACAAATAGATTTAACACATTTTCATAAGATAAATGATAATCTAGTAATGCCACATACGCATAGAGGATATTGGCATGCAGAAAATGGAACAGCAAAATTATCAACAAAGGAAGAAATGTTAATTGACAAAATATTAAAAAAATGGGAAGATTATAGACGAGGGAAGTAGTTTATGAGTGAGAACAATGGGTGCAATCAAACAATGCACTAGTGCAACAAGACCAGCCAATAGGTTGTGAGTACACAGGTGAGATTGTGACAGAGGAGGCGGTTGAAATCCGTTCGCCCTTATAAATAGAGCTTTTGCAATTTAGCAAGGCTCTATTTTTTATGCACAAAAGTAAGAGAGGTGGTGTTGTGAATAATGAATTAAAAACATATGAGCAGGCAGAAACAGACTATATGAATGGTTTCAAATATAAAGAAATAGCCGAGAAATATAATGTATCAATTAGCACAGTAAAATCTTGGAAGACAAGGTATAACTGGAATCGAAAAGGGCAAAAAAGTACGCGTACAAAAATGGAAAAAGTACGCATACAAAATACTACTTCTTTTGATGAAGTTGAGCAGGTAGTTGAAAACGATAATCTAACGGACGAACAAAGGTTATTTTGCATTTACTATGTTCGTTGTTTTAATGCAACCAAGGCATACATGAAAGCCTATGGTGTTAAATATAATGTTGCAGCAGTTTCAGGTTGCAGATTGTTGCAAAAGGAAAAAATAAGAAAATGCATCACGGAATTAAAACAGAACAGATTGAATAGGGAAATGTTGTCGGAAGAAGACATATTCCAAAAATATATGGATATTGCCTTTGCAGACATAACAGACTATGTAAGTTTTGGAAGGGAAGAAACTGCAATAATGGGACCATTTGGACCTATAAAAGTTAAGGATGAAGAGGGCAATGATATTGAATTAAAACAAAATATAAATGTTGTTAGGTTCAAAAATTCAGATGAAGTAGATGGAACTTTAATATCGGACATAAATTTAAAAAACTCATCCGTAAAATTATTGGACCGAATGAAAGCGCTTGATTGGTTGGCAAATCATATGGATATGGCAACTTCTGAACAGAGGGCAAGGATAAAACTTCTCAATGTTCAGGTTGACAGGGCAACAGGTAAGGCTAGTGAGGAAGAAATATCAAGAGTGGATGAATTACTGATGCAGATTAAAAAACAGGCAGGTGACAAAGATGGTTCTAAGTGATAAGCAGATGGAATTTGTAAGGAATGCAAATCACAGATACAACGTAAAGACCGGGGCAACCCGTTCAGGAAAATCTTATATGGATAACTTATATACCATTCCGTCAAGAATAAGGGAAAGAGTTGGCAAGGATGGATTAAATGCAATCATAGGAGTATCAAAGGGAACCATTGAAAGAAATGTTTTGCAACCAATGAGAGAAATATATGGCCCTAACTTGATTGGAGACATAGGTTCAAACAACATTGTTAGTATTTTTGGAGATTATGCCTATTGTCTTGGAGCTGAGAAAGTAAGTCAGGTATCAAAACTTAGAGGTTCATCACTTAAATATGTTTATGGTGATGAAGTTGCAGAGTGGAACAAGGAAGTCTTTGAATTATTAAAGTCACGTCTTGATAAGCCATACAGTTGTTTTGATGGAGCGTGTAACCCGGACAATCCAAGTCATTGGTTTAAGAGATTCCTTGATTCTGATGCAGACATATATTGCCAGCAATACACAATATTTGATAATCCTTTTTTGCCAAAGGAATTTGTTGAAAACCTATGCAATGAGTATAGGGGCACTGTTTATTATGACAGATACATAAGAGGTCTATGGGTGGCAGCAGAAGGAGCAGTGTACAAATTGTTTAATGATGCACAGACACAGAATCCTAATCCGTTTAAGGTTTATGAAAAACCATTAAACATAATGGAAATTAACATAGGTGTGGATTTTGGTGGAAGTGGTTCAGGACACGCATTTTGCGCCACAGGATATACAAGAGGATATATGGATATTGTTCCATTGGCATCAGAATGGATTGATTGCTCGCAGAATGACATAGATCCTGAAAAGCTTGGAAAGTTGTTTGTTGACTTTTGTTTAAAGGTCTTGAATTTGTATGGACACATAACACACGTGTACTGCGATAGTGCAGAGCAGACACTAATAGCCGGATTAAGAAGTACTTCAAGAAAGAATGGATTAGGCTGGCTAAGAATAGAAAACGCAATGAAGATACCAATTAATGACAGAATAAGATTCGTTCAAAGAATGATGGGACAGGGCAGATTCAAGTACATGGGACAGCATTGCAAGTCATTGGAGAATGCACTATGTGGAGCATTGTGGAATCCAAAGAACTTAACATCTGATGAAAGATTGGATGATGGCACAAGTGACATTGATTCGCTTGATGCATTCGAATATACATTTGAAAGGGATATAAGCAGATTTATTAAGTATGAGTAGAGGTGTAAGGTATGAGATATTCAAACATGGTTACCCAAATAGGGAAAGTATTAAATAAACATTCTGATAATCCTGTAGATTTGTCATATCTTACAGTAATGTCAGGACACATAGAATTATGGAATGCAATGTACAAAGGCAAGGCACCCTGGATAAAGGGAGAAACAGAAAGCTGCAATCTTCCTGCAAGCATATCACAGGAGATTGCAAGACTTGTAACCCTTGAACTTAAGAGTGAATGTACCGGAAGTGAAAGAGCAGAATACATAGAGCCATATTATAAAAAGGTTCTGGAAAGTCTTAGAAGGTATGTTGAATATGGATGTGCAAAAGGCAGTCTTGTATTTAAGCCATACATAACAAGTAATGGTATTGCAGTCCAATACATACAGGCAGATTGTTTCTTCCCGGTGTCATTTGATGATTCAGGAAATGTAACTGATTGCATTTTTACAGAACAGTTTAGAAAAAACAAAAAAATATATACAAGATTAGAAAGAAACACCATAGAGAATGATGAATTGACCATAACTAACCTGGTTTTTGTTAGCACTAACCCAGAAGTATTGGGGACTGAGGTTCCAATAAGTTATGTTGATAAGTGGAACATGCTTGAAAGTGAACTTAAGTTTAAGAATGTTGATAAGTTACCAATAGGATTCTTTAAAGTTCCGCTGGCAAACATAATTGATTCAACATCACCCATAGGTGTTTCTGTTTATTCTAAGGCAGTGGATTCAATCAAGATTGCAGATGAAAGATATTCGCAGATTGATTGGGAGTATGTATCAAAGGAAGCTGCAATACATATTGCTGAAAGCTTGTTAAAACGTAATGAGAATACAGACAAGTTTGAATATCCGGGAGGAAAGGACAGATTATACAGAACTCTTGATTACAGTTCAGGAGCAGTAGACAAGCCATTCATAGACACGTACTCACCTGACATCAGGGACCAGAGTTTATATAACGGATTTAACAATCAGCTTAAGAGAGTTGAGTTTGATTGTAATCTTGCATATGGAACTCTTTCTGATCCAAACAATGTTGATAAGACAGCAGAGGAAATAAAAACCAGTAAGCAACGTTCTTATTCAATGGTGTCTGATACACAGAATGCCTTACAAAATGCGTTAGAGGACCTTATAAAAGCTATGGACTTCTGGACAAGCATTTATGGATTGGCACCGGAAGGAGAGATAAATACTTCATTTGAATGGGATGATAGCATAGTTGTTGATTCAGAAAAGGCACGTCAGACGGATAGAGCAGATGTGGCTATGGGAGCAATGACATTGGTTGAGTACCGAATGAAATGGTATGGAGAAACAGAAGAGATTGCAATGCAGAAACTGGCAGGACAGCCGGATGATACATCAGGAGATGATGAATAGTGTACAAGTCAGATGAATTAGAGTTATTTCCAAAGAACATTGAAGAAATATATGCAGGCTTGGAAAATGACATCATGAATGACATTATCAGAAGAATTGCAGAGACTGGTGAGATTACAAGGACAGCAGATTGGCAATTAAATAGGTTGTACAATATGGGAGCTGACAAGACTGACATAAGAAAACACATTCAGGAAGCCTTGAATTTAAGTGATACAGAAATAGAACAATTATATTCTGATACCTTAAAGGAAGGATATTTAAGAGATGAATCTTTATATCAGGCAGTAGGTCAGGAGTTCATACCATTTGAGGAAAACATGGCATTGCAGCAATTAATAGAAGCAACAAAGCAACAAACAGCAAAGCAGTTGAAAAACATCACTAGGACAATGGGATTTGCTGTCAAACAACCAAATGGCAGAAAAACATTCAAGACAGTTGATGATTATTTCAAGGATACAATGGACAATGCAGTTATGCACGTGCTTAACGGAACGTTTGACTATAACAGCATCATCAGAAAAGTTACTGATGAAATGACAAGGAGTGGAGTAAGAAGCATTAATTATGATTCAGGAATATCCACAAGAATAGATGTTGCTGCAAGAAGAGCAATACTTACAGGTGTCAATCAGGTAACAAGTAAAATAAATTCTGACAACATGCAGAAACTTGATACTGAGTTCGTTGAAACAAGCTGGCATTCAACTGCAAGACCTACACATCAGGTATGGCAGGGAAGAGTATTCTATTGGGACAGAGCAAACCCAAATGCAGAGAAAATAGAAGCAGGAGTACTTTATAAGTCATTCATAAGAGAAACAGGTTATGGTGAAGTTGATGGCTTGTGTGGAGCAAACTGCCGACACACATTTTATCCGTTCATTCCCGGCATTTCTGTTAGAACATATACAGATGAACAGCTTGAAGAATTAAACAGGCAGGAAAACGAAAAAAAAGAGTACAATGGCAAGGAATACAACAAGTATGAAGCCACCCAATATCAACGCAGACTTGAAACATCAATGAGAAAGTACAGGCAGGATATTAGCTTATTAAAGCAATCAGGTTTAGCAGATGATTCAGACGAGGTAATAGCTGCAAAGTGTAAATATCAGACACTATCAAGAAAATACAGTGATTTCAGCAAGAAGATGGGATTACGTGAGCACAGGGATAGAATTAATGCTGATGGGTTAAAGGATATTGGTAAACACTACAATAGAACGTTAGTAGCGAGAGAAAACTTACCTGGAAAAGAAGTTAGTTTTGATGAAAATAAAAACTATCGTATTGAGGTGGAAGGACGAAGTGAAAAAATTAATAATGCAATGTCTGAAGCAGCACTAGAAGTAGCGAAAAGAGGTTCAGAAGATAGATATGAACATATGTGTTTAGTTGATGTGGATAGTGGTGACATAGTATGTCATCATACTGATGAATTACCAGGTTCAGTAGGTGGAAGTACTTTATATAAGTATTTGGAGGAACATCCTAAAAGCAAATTTGCATTCATACATAATCATAATAATGCTACAGAAATGTCGTTGGCAGATGTGGAGTTAATGGCAAATAATGTTCAATTAGAAATAGTTGCAGCAGTAAGAAATGATGGTATAATAACATTAACAGAGACTAATGGAAAACATTGTAATGATTTTATGTCATTACGATATGATGAACAGAGAGCACAATATCGACAAGAACATTATGGAGATAGAGTTCCACACGATAAGCATTATAAATATGGTATAGAAATAGAAATATTTACTAGAGATTTAGCTATACAAGAGTTTGCAAAAGGAGGAATGAAAGAATATGAGTGAGTTGTTTGAATATGACGGATTATATTATACAAAAGAACAATGTGAAGAAATAGCTTCAGAAGTTTTAGATCCAATTCTTTTAAATCAGTATCCTTTTGTTTTTGAAGGAATGACAGTAGGAGAATATTTAGAAGAAAAAAAGTATTATCTAAATCATTGTAAAGAGGTTCGCAATCGAACATATAAGCCGTTGTGGAAACAAAGAAAAGCAGAAAGTCTAAATTCCTAAACACCACCCAGTCAAAAGGCTAGGTGGTATTTTTATATTCCAAAGGAGGTATTATGGATAATTTCAAAGCGGTGTACAAGATTCTTTCAACCTTGGAAAAAGCAATGGATTTACCTGAATTTGACATATCAATAATCGATTATAGAGCACTTGGTGTATCAAAGGAACGTTGGTCGCGTTACATAGAAATGATGGCTGATGTTGGTTATATCAAAGGTGTAAGAGTTAGTACAAACATTACAGGAGAAACCATTGTGGAATGTAATAATATGCGAATCACATTAAAGGGATTGGAATACTTACAGGAAAATTCCATAATGAGAAAAATCTATAATGCAGCCAAAGGCATTAAGGAGATAACACCGGGGTTATAAATTTAATAGTAGATAATTAAGGAACTTAGAGATAGGTTCTTTTTTTATATCCTAAAATAGTAAAGGAGGTACATTATGGCAACATCTGTGCAGATAACATTGCTCATATGCATAACAATCATAATACTTGCCAAGTCAGGTAAGCAGAAATAAAAAATAGTTAATCAGGCAGTCTTAGGACTGTCTTTTTATATGGTCCTGAATAAGACGTAAAAGTGTTCAAAATATCATAAAAGTAAGTGAAGCAACCACGTATAAAAGCGTAACGGAAAGGATGTTTAAATATGAAAAGAAAGTTCTTAGAAGACTTAGGACTGGAAAAAGATGTAATCGAAAAGATTATGAATGAAAACGGAGCCGATATTGAAAAGGCTAAGGGAGAAGTTGAAACATTAAGAAATCAGTTAAATGAAACACAGGATAAACTTAAGAGTTTTGAAGGTGTGGATGTTGCAAAGTTAAGAGGTGAAATTACAAATCTTACAAACGAACTTGCAACCAACAAGGCTGAATATGAAGCGAGTATTGCAGACAGAGATTTTAATGATTTGGTTAAGGGTATTGCTAGCGAATACAAGGCCAGAGACATTAAGGCAATCATGCCGTTTCTTGATGTGGAAGCTCTTAAGTCCAGCAAGAATCAGGACAAGGACATAAGAACAGCTCTTGATGGAATGGTTAAGGAACAGGGATATTTGTTTGAACCAAACAAGAAAGTTCCATACGTTGTTGGATCAACACCGGGACCAATGCCATTAGGTGGCGGTTCTGATGATAAAAAGACAAGAGCAAATGAAGCAATAAGAAGCTTATTTGGAAAAGAATAAACAGAGAAAAGGAGATTAAAAATGACAGAGATTATTAACAGAGAGAATGCGGAAGCGATTATCCGTGAGCAGGTAGTGGAAGCCATTACACAGGATGTACCAAAATCATCAACATTTATGGCTATGGCAAAGAAGTTGCCTAACATGACATCAAAACAGACAAGAATCAGAGTGTTAGACTTTTTACCTACAGCATACTGGGTAAATGGTGACACAGGAATGAAGCAGACATCAAAACAGGCTTGGGATAATGTATGGTTAACAGCAGCAGAGCTTGCAGTTATCGTACCAATTCCTGAAGCGGTTCTTGATGATGCAGAGTTTGACATTATGGGAGAAGTTACACCAAGAGTAATTGAAGCAATCGGTCAGAGAGTTGACAGTGCAATCATCTTTGGTGAGAACAGACCGGCAGAGTGGCAGAATGACATCATTACATTGGCAAGACAGTCAGGAAACAATGTTGCAGTTGGTTCAACACCAAACTATTATGACAAGATTCTTGGCGAAGATGGAGTGTTTGCTAAGGTTGAAGATGATGGATATGCAGTAAGTGGAGTTATTGCAGCAACTAACATGAAGGCTAAGTTAAGAAGCATTAAGGACACTACAGGCAATCCAATTTTTGTTAAGTCAATGCAGGATGCAACATCATATGCACTTGATGGAACACCTATGCAGTTCCCTGTTAATGGAGCATTCAATAATTCGATTGCACAGTTAGTAGCAGGAGATTTCTCACAGGCAGTATATTCAATCAGACAGGATGTTACTACAAAGATTTTAACAGAAGGTGTAATTCAGGATCCATCAACAAAGGAAATTGTGTACAACCTTGCACAGCAGGATATGATTGCTCTTAGAGTTGTGTTCAGAATTGGTTGGGCACTTCCAAATCCTGCAACAAGAGTTGATGAGGATAGAGTTGGATGTCCTTTTGCATATCTTGAACCTGCAACACCTGTAACAACACATAAGGCTACATTTACTGTAAAGGATGATACAAAATCAAGCCCTGTTGCAATTAAGGGAGCAAGAGTAGATGTTAATGGCTCAAAGCTTAAGACAGATGCAAATGGTAGTGTCGAATTTAATCTTAGACCGGGTACATATCCATATGCAGTAACAGCAACAGGTAAGATTAAGGTATCAGGCACAATTACCGTTAACAGTGCTGATATTACAGAAGCAGTTACAATGATTGCTTCTAAGTAATATGTATAGGAGATATACATCCTTTTCATATTATGCTAATGAATATTGTTGTGGAAAGCCGGTGGTTGAATCTGCCGACTTCCACAAACTTTTGATAAAGGCTCAGGGAATCATGGACATGTATACATTCAACAGATTAAAGGAAAATGCAGAGATAGTAGATGAAGTTCAGAATTGTTGCTGCGAATTGGTTGAATGCATTAATACATATGAGAATGGAATAAGCGAAAAGCCAAGTGGTGTTTCAAGTGAAAAAATAAAGAACTATTCTGTAACCTATGAATCCACAGAGAACATGAAACAAAGGTATGACAAAGAAGTGACCAACATTGTACATAAATGGCTTGGAAGAACAGGACTTTTGTACAGGGGGTGTTAAAGTGATTACAAACAATGTCATTACTCATTATGAAAAGGAAAAAGGGTTTAAAAGCAATTTTTATAATGTTTATTTGGAACAACAGTCTAATTCCAGTGACAGTAAGGATGGAGAAAAAAAGTCCCATTCTCTGTTTATTGCAGTTCCAACAGAAAAGGAATTGCCATTTAAAACAGGTGATTTGATAGTGATAGGCAAGTGTTCTGTAAGGTTTGATGAAACATCAGAAAGGGCAAGTTCTGAAAGTTACAGAAAATTAAGAACAGAGCATAAGGTTTATACAATATCTTCAATAGAACCCTGCTTAATAGGAAACAGAAGAATGTGGCATTATGAGTTGGGATGTGATTAGAAATGACAGATGTAATCAGATTTGATGATTCGGATTTTCAAAGAGCAATCAATGAGAAAAAGAAATTGTTGGAAGAAGGAAGTCTGGTTCAACGGTTTGTTGATAGTGAAGTGTTGAGATTAATGGTTCCGTACACTCCAATGGATACAGGAGCAATGATACAGTCTGCAACAGCCGGAACAGTGATAGGCAGTGGAAAGATACAGTACAATTCACCTTATGCAAGATATTTGTATTATGGTGAAATATATGGGCCTAACGTTCCAATAAAGGAAAATGGAATCATAACCGGTTATTGGTCACCACCACATAAAACACCAACAGGCAGACCACTTACTTACTCAACGGAAAGACATTCACAGGCTGGAAAACTATGGTTTGAAAGAATGAAAGCAGACCATAAAGAGGACATATTAAAAGGTGCAATGGCAATAGCTATGGGAAGGAATAATAATAATACATGAACATTATAGAACTTGTTAAAAAGATATTAACAGATTATCCAAAGATTGAAGAGTTTACTAACAAAATCCACGTTGATTTTACAAAGAATGATGATGTTAACTTTGGACTTTCTTCAACAGGAGACACAAAGGTAAAGGAAGACATTCTGGGAAATCAGACAAGAAGACACAGTTTTGTTTTGTATGCAATCAATCAGGCATTTAATGATTATGACAGACTTTCAAACAGCACTTTTTTGTTGGAATTATCCTATTGGTTGGAATCATTGGATGAAAACTCTTATGACTTGGATGTGGTTGTTGATAATGTTAAGAGAAAAGGAAAATTAAAATCAGTGGAATGTGCAAATGCAATGTTGTTTCAGATTCCCACTGGTGACATAAATGATGGATGCATGTATCAGTTACAGATATATGCAACTTACACAGTTGAAAGAGAGGAAATGTAAATGAAATTAAAAAGAAGTTATTTAGCGCATTACATTGATGCAAGTTTCGGTGGCACAGGTACACCTAAATGGTTTTTGATTGGTAAAGACATTGAAGATATGTCAGTTGAATTAAATCCTGATACTGAAACAGTGAAAAACATTCTTGATGAAACATCAGTAAATGACAATGGATATGAGCCAAGTATGAGTGCAGATCCATATTATGCAAATCCTGATGATGCAATTTATGACAATCTTAGAAACATTGCTATGAATCGTCTTACAGGTGATGCTTGCAAGACTAAGATTCTTGAAGTGCTGATTGAAGGTGATTCAGAAGCAACACACAAGGCTTGGATTGAGGATTGTGTAGTTAAGCCACAGAGTTATGGTGGCTCTCAGGGTGGAATTAACATTCCTTTTGATGTTACATTCAATGGTAACAGAAAAGAGGGAACAGTTAAGATTGCAAGTGGAACACCAACATTCACAGAAGCAGCTTCACAGAGCACACAGTCAGATAAGGCAGTTAAATAATTTTATTTGGGGCATATTAAAGTGCCCCTTTATTTAATTAAAAGCAGAGAGAGGAGAACAAACATAAATGCAGAGTATTAGTTTTGATGAAGGATATAAGGAATTTGCAATAAATAATGATGAAAACAGGGTAATAAGATTTAACCCAAAGGATTTTGGCATTCTTACAAGAATGGAAGACACATTGTCAGATTTTGAAGCATTGGAGAAAAAGCTTAAGGACGGTAATGAGGAGGAGTTTACCAACAACTTAAGAGAAGCAGAAAAGGTAGTACACGAAAAGATTGATTCAATATTTAATGCAAATGTGCATGACATAATATTTAATCATCAGTCTCCAATCTCATTGGTTGGTGGAGAATTTTTATTTATGCGTGTAATTGAAGCTCTTGTACCTATTGTTGAAAAAGAAGTTAAGTATGAAATGCAGAAGTCAGAAAAAAGAATGAGCAAGTATACGGAGAAGTATAAGAAATGATAGGTGAATTACCTAAAACAATAAAGGTTGGCGAAAAGGAAGAACCGATAAGAACAGACTTCAGGGACATTTTAAATGTTTTTGCTGCATTTAATGACCAGAATTTGTCAGTTGAGGAAAAGGCAATTGTATGTTTAAGGATAATCTATAAGAACATTGATGAAATGGACAGTTCGTTGTATATGGAAGCTTATGAAAAGGCAATGAACTTTATGGAAATGAATGATTCAAAAAAAGATTCTGATTACAATGAACCCAAACTGATGGACTGGGAGCAAGATGAACAGCTTATATTTTCAGCAGTAAACAAAGTTGCAGGAACAGAAGTAAGGTCTTTTGAATACATGCATTGGTGGACTTTCTTAGGTTACTACATGGGAATAGGTGAAGGTCTTTTTGCTGATGTTGTAAACATAAGGCAAAAGAAGTTAAAGCATAAGAAACTTGAAAAGCATGAAGCTGAATTTTATAGAAAAAACAGGGAAATGGTGGACCTAAAGACAAGGTACACAAAGGAAGAACTAAAGGAAAAAGAAGAGTTAAAAAGGCTACTTGGAATATAGTGGTCTTTTTTTGTGGGTGAAGAGATATGGCAGATGGATATTTAAATTTTGATACGAAAATAGATGATACAGATTTTAAAGAAGGCTTAGAGAATATGAGTTCATCTGTTAGTGGATTAAAAGGTTCAATCAAATCATTGGGTGGAATCATTAAGGATGCCTTAAAGGTGGACACTTCTGAAACTTCCAGCAAGATGATGTCATTGGAAGAGCAACTGCGAAAAGCAGAAGTGGAATTGGAGAATGCCACAAGGAAGAAAGAAGAGTTTGCCAATACAGAGATAAAAACAGAAGAATATGTTGCAGCAGAGAAAGAAGTAGACACCTTAACAAAGAAATTTCTTAAGCTGTTAGATGCAAGAGAAAAATTTGAGGAGACAGGTGGAAACAAAAATAGCCAGACATACAAGAAAATGCAGTATGACATTGATACAGTTGATAAAAAACTGGAAGCTGCTGAATCAGAGGTATCAAGACTTAATGAGGAAGGCAAGAAGTTTAAATTAGGCAGTGATACAGAAAAGTTTAGTAAGTTTTCTCAGAATGTCGATAATGCACAGGGAAAAGTTAATGTTTTGAAACAGCGTATTGGTGAACTGGCAGAAAAAGAAGAAAATGCAGGAAAGTCAGGCACATCAATGTCTGAAAAGGTAAACTCATCTGTTAAGGGATTAGGTTCTAAGCTACTGGGAGTCATTAAGAATTTTGGAAAGTTTGGAAAGGACGCAGGAAATGTTGGCAATTCATTAACAAAAAAATTAAATATGGTTCCTAATCTTATTGGAAATGTAGGAGGAAAAATTGACGGACTGGGAAAGAAACTTGGTGGAATGATCAAAAGAGTGTTTGTATTTTCAATGATGACCAAGGCACTAAGAGCATTAAGAACTGCATTTCAGGATGTAATATCAGCAGATGGTGAAATGTCAAATTTAATTGCTCAAATTAAGGGAAATCTGTTAACAGCATTTGCGCCTTTATACAACTTTGTATTGCCGGCAATTAAAAGTGTGTTGTCTGCATTTGTTACATTTTCAAATTATCTTGCCAATGTAATGTCTTCAATATTTGGAAAGACAATAGCACAGAGTACAGCAATGGCAAAAAGTCTTTATAAGAACACACAGGCTACAGATAAGAATACAAAGGCAAGTAAAAAGAATGCAAAGGCAAAGCAACAGCAGTTGGCATCATATGATGAATTAAATGTAATGCAGGATACTGATTCAGGTTCTGACAGTGGAAGCAGTGGATCAGGTTCAACATCTGCTCCGATATTTAATGCAAAGGCTATGGATGTACCAATTGTTGACCAAATCAAGAAACTGATAAAATCAGGAGATTGGGAAGGCATAGGAAAGCTTGTAGCAAACAAGTTAAATAATGCATTAAAAAAGATACAGTGGAAGAGCATACAGAAAACAGCCTCTGACATAGCTTCAAAACTGGCAAGGACCTTAAATGGTTTCTTTTCTGTAATGGATTTGGCAAAAACACTGGGAAATACAGTTGCACAGGCATTAAATACAGGACTTAGGTTTGCATATACGTTTTTAACAACATTTGATTTTAAACAGTTTGGCACATTCATAGGTGAATCAATTAACTCATTTGTTCAAAACTTTAAGTGGGGATTACTGGGAAAGACTTTAGGAAATGCAGTACAGGGAGCAATAGACACCGCTTATGGATTTGTTACCACATATGCGTGGGGCAGTTTTGCAGAAGGAATAGCCAAAACAGTTAATAAGTTTTTTAAAGCCATTAATTGGACAGAATTAGGACAAACAATTGGAATAGCTGTAGTCGGCGCATTAACGGAAATAAGTACATTCTTACAAAAAGTGAAATGGGACAAGATAGGAAAGGATATAGGTACATTTCTGGGAAACATTAATTGGGAAAGCATCATAGCCGGAGTGTTTACAATCATAGGCAATGCAATTACTGCAAGTTTTGGTTTATTAAAGGGAACATTGACCGGATTATTAAACAACGGAATAACTCCTGTTAAGGCGGCATTCATTGCCCTTGGAACAGCAATGGCAGGAATGAAAATAGCACAGTTTATTAGCAATATGTTAGGAGCCTTAGGAGTTTTAAGGGATATAACGGCAGTTCTGATAAAAAGCACAGCAGCTTGGGTAAAGAATAATGCTCAAGTGGTAATTGCTACAATAAAGACAGGATTGCAGACAGCAGCAACAAAACTTTTAAGTGTTGCACAAAAAGCTCTCAATTTTGTAATGAACTTAAATCCAATGGCAAAGGTAATTATTGTAATAACAGCGTTGGTTGCAGCCTTTGTAGTGTTGTGGAATAAGTCGTCAGCATTTAGAAATTTCTGGATAAAAGCATGGAATGACATAAAGTCGGCTGTGGCAGCAGTTTGGAAAGCAATAAGTCCTATATTAAATAATATTTGGAATGGAATAAAGGCAGTATGGGACAAGATGAAGCCATTTGTTACCTTTATTGTAAATACATTTGCAGGTGCATTTAAATCAGCATTCAATACCATAAAAGGTGTGGTAAACAGTATAACAACAGTTCTTTCAGGAATAATTACTTTCCTGGGTGGAGTATTTTCAGGAGATTGGAAGAAAGCTTGGGAAGGAATTAAACAGATTCTTAAGGGAATATGGAACGGAATAAAAAGTATTGTGAAAGATCCGATAAATGCAATATTAGGATTTATAAATTATATGATTAAAAAAATTGTAGAAGGTCTTAATTTTGCAATTGAAAAACTTAATAGCATTAAAATAGAACCGCCTAAATGGTTTCAAAAATTAACAGGAATAAAAAAGTTCGGGTTAAATATCAAAAAGCTTCCAGTAACGAATGAATACGTTCATTATTTAGCAAATGGAGCAGTCATTCCACCAAACAATGAATTTATGGCAGTGTTGGGTGATCAGAAAAAAGGTGTTAACATTGAATCTCCATTATCAACAATCGTGGACGCATTTAGACAGGTGCAGGGTGAAAACACAACAGGTATTTCTGATAAAGACTTACTTAATGCAATTTCAAACATGCAGGTTAATGTCATTGTGCAGCAGGATTCAAGAGGAGTATTCAACATGGTTAAGCAGGAAGTGGTTCAGGAGCAGAGAAGAACAGGTAAACCTGTATGGACCTGATGAAAGGAGTAGTATGGCAGATTTTAAGGGATATTTAATTAAGTTAAATGACGTGGAATTTCCACCTGAATACATAGCACTGGAAAGCTACAAATCAACAGACAACCAAAGAACTGAATTAAAGGCATACAGAAATTCAAACAATTATCTGATTCGTCAGACTTCTCCGAACTTTAAAACAAAAGTTGAATTTACCACAATTGATGGATTGCATTTAAAGGATTTGAGAAAAATCAAACAGATAATAGACAAGGCTCTGATAAACAATGCAGAAAGAAAAGTAAGTGTTGAATATTGGAATAATGAAGAGTTGAAATACCAAAAAATGAAAGCATATATTCCTGACATAGACTATGAGATAAAGAAAATAGTCAAAGGAAGCAAGCCTGACATTGAATACAAATCAATAAGATATGCATTCATAGAGTACTAGAAAGGAGCATCAATGTTAAACGTAAATGAAGATACTATAAGAGCATATACAGAGCAGAATGTTCCAAAGAAGTTAACAATCACATTTCCGAATAATTCAAACTTAACTCCAATCACAAATGCAAACATTCAGGAAGAAAGCATGAGTTTGACAGGCAGTCTTTGTAGTGATTCAAATTTGATGCTACAGGGCTGCATTTCAACTCAGTTTAATCTTACAACATTTGACTATGATACAGACATTACAGGGCAGGACATCATAGCCACTTTGTCAGTAAAGGATGATTCTTACAAGGGCGAATGGGTTAAGGGAACAAATTACAAGTCAGGGGACATAGTAAAGTTTGACCAGGAATATTATATTTATTCCGATGATGTTTCTGATGAAAAAACAGAAAATATCAAACGAACAAAAGTAAGCAGTTCTTACATTGTATACAATGAAACTGATAAGAAATACAACATTTTTGGAAGAGAACCGGATAATTTTATCGGGATAAGAATTCTTACATCAGAAAAGGTTCTTGATGGTGTGAGAATGACCATTAGATGTTGGTACACTGGAGGTCCGTATTATTATGTGGTACGGGATTTTAACAATACAACAGATATTATTATGCCCAAACATTATCCCATTGGAAGTAACTATCCGTTAAAGGGGTGGTTTGCAGAAATAAGCTATTCAGGAACAGATACAGATGCGTTCAAGGAATTTGTAAGCAACCTGAAAATATATGAATTGACGAATGCTTGCAAAAATGAATTATATCCTGATGAATTGGAAGAATGTCAAAGAGTATATGGTTATGTTGATACATCTAACACAGAAGACATTATCATATTCAGGGGAAAGGTTGAAAGCTTTACAAGACAGGCTTCAGATCCAAGATATAGTGATTTGATAGCTTATGATAAATTACACGATTATCAGGAAAAATCAATTAAGGATTGGATGAATAAGGTGGATGAGTATGGAATGGGAATGGTAGATCCATATTCTTATCAGGGTTCATACAAGCTAAAAACGACATATAAAAAAGACCAGACTGTGTATGGCACATATACTGATTCAAATAATGTAGAAACTAAAGGATATTATCATTTTAAACGGGACTATATAGATAGTTTTTATCAAATCTGTAATATTGTGAAAGTGGCTTCAGGAGATTTAAAAACACCACCAACTGGTATAGTAGCTCCAACGATAAATGGACCTGAATATGTTGAAAAACTTGAAAAATATTTTCCGAATGATTTACAAGTTTTTCATTTAAGAAATGATTTGTTTTCTGAAATTGGAATAAATCAGAAAGATTTCTATAACATTAGTTTGCCAATGGATGTAATAGATTTAAAAATAGGTCCATTCAATGAAAATTATTCTGCACTCCAATTATTGCAATGGATTTGCAATATGAATGGTGTCTGCGGGGTTATCGACCAAACAACAGGTGAGTTTGATTATAAGTTTGTAAATTCAGAAAAAAGAACGATAACAGCCGATTCCAATTACAAGGGTGAGTTTAATTCAGCTACAGAGTATAGCGTTGGTAATGTGGTTAAATTTAGTGATTCATATGGAGAGGAAGGATATTACGAAAAAGTTATAGATACAACTAAATATCCAAACAGGTTTGTAACATCAAATGTTTCGTTTATTAATTCACAGGAAGGTGTATTATTTCAAATTCCAGATTCAATGGGGAATATTTATTCAATTGAGTTTTCTTTTGATGATAAGTTGGCAGAAGAACTTGGAGTTGAGATTACAGTAAATAAATATTCTGGGCGAAATTTAAAAACTATATCATTAAGACGAAGCGGAAGAGTAATGCTACACGATTTGGATGAAACAGGGAACTCTAGTTATACAGTACAGGTTACAAATGTTAATAGTGAATTTTTAAAAACATTTAAAGCAGTAAAATATTTATCAACAGGTGAGTTTGATTCAACGTGGACTCCTGAAAGTGAGTTTTTTGCAGATTGTTGGAAAAAGAAAAATAAGCTTTATCATCCGTCAGGAATGATTAACATCACAGAGTTGTACGAGCAGGACAGCATAGAATTACAGGACAGCTTGTATGTAAACAATGGCTGGAAGGTTATGGATATGAATGGCACACTTTTAAATGGAGAGGATAAAAAGAATAACCTTACAATTACTTACTCACCACTTTACAGTGCGCATAAATCAAGTTATCAGTTGTTATTAGATGTGGCAAACAATGTTGGAAAAGGATGGATTGAACCAAAGATTCCTTTTACCATTAAGTTTGCACCATTCAAGGCTAAATCACTGGGCCTTCCATTCTTGGAGCTTGGCGATTACGTAACTTTTGATGTTGATAAGTGGTCCTCTGATGCAGATGGCAATCCTGTAATAACAAGGCAGAACGTGCAGTCAATCATATTTAACAAGACAATGTCAGGAATAAATGCACTGTCAGATGAATATGAAGCAAAGAACGATTAGGAGATTGGAGCAAATGATAATAATAGATGCAGGAGTTGAGCGAGAAGCTACAGCGGAAGAGGAAGCGTACATTAAAAAAATGCATTTCTATGATGAAATGATGGAAAAAAAGATGGAGTTAAGTTCATTGGAAAAACAACTTTCAGATGGAGATTACAAGATCATAAAATCTTATGAGTGTAGTCTTATGAACATTGAAATCCCATATGACATGGAACAGCTCCATTCAGAAAGACAGAACATACGTGATAGAATTAACAGTCTAAGAGAGGAGATTGTTGATTTTGAAATAAAATTTAAAGAAATGGAAAGGAAGGAAGCGAATGATAGCAATTAAAGAAAAAAATGTGATTACCATTGAGTTTGAAGGTCACGATACTTTGGAATCACCAATGCTTTATCAGTATGACAAGGGACAAAAAATAAAATTCCTTGATGTTCCGGATGGTGCGGAAGTACAATTTTCCAATTGGGCAACAGAAATGACAAAAAACAAAATTGTTGTAAATGGTCAGGTAGAAATACCTGATTTTTTTGTGCAACAGGGAAATGAAATTGTCTTGTATATTCAATACATAGACAGTAATTCGGAAACAACAATGAAAAAGCTTATTATTCCGGTGGAACCAAGAGCAAGACCTGGAGAAGTAGTTTCCACTGATGATGAGCCAAGTTTCAGACAACAAATTGAAAACATTATGGAGGAAACAAAAGAAATAGCAAAGTCAGTGAGAGAAGATGCTGAAAATGGAAAATTCAATGGAAGTAACTATGTTTTGACAGAACAGGACAAAGAAGACATAGCGAAGAAGATTGAAGGAAGTGGTTCAGTTTATATAACAGAGATATAGGAGAGTGTTAGATTATGAATGAAAACAAACACTTGTTATCTATTATTGGAACTGAATTAAACAAGTTACAGGATATTGCAATAAAAAACGGACAACTTATTTTCTTAAAAGATAAGGGGCGGATTGTGTTCGACTTAAATGACAGGAGAACGTTTTATGATAGTATAAGCATTCTTGAAACAGAAGAGGAAAGGAAATCCTTACAGGCTGTATCAGAATGCTTTTACTATGTAAAAAAAACAGGGTATCTTTGGTTTTATGATAATGAGTGGGTGCAGTTAACAGGAAAAGAGCAATGTCAGATAGTAAAGAAGTATGTTCTTCCAAGTGAAGGAACAGACGATTCATTGTACATAAACATGTCTGAAAAAAACATTTTCGTATGGGATGAAGAAAACAGGCAGTATGTACTGGTAGGTGAAGCTATAAATTCAGTTTCAAATGAAGATATAAATAAAATGTTTAAGTAGAAGAGGAGAAAAGAAATGGCAACAGAAAAGAAATATTTAGATCTTGAAGGATTAAAAACTTACAATGAACAGGTAAAAAGTTTAATTGACACAAAAGAAACATCAGGAACAGCGGCAACAAAAGTTAAAGAATTAGCAGATGGTCAGGTTAAGGCAAATACGAATGCAATAGCAACATTAAATGGTACAGGAGCAGGTTCTGTATCAAAAGCTGTTAGTGATGCAAAGGCAGATACGGAAAATAAAATAGGAACACTGGCTAATTTAACAACATCTAAGAAAACAGACCTTGTAAGTGCAGTAAACGAAATTAAATCTGCTGTAGGTGATACAAAAACAGCAGGGGAAGTTACTGTTGATACTACAACAACAGCCGGAATGTTTAAGTCTTATACTTTAAAACAGAATGGAAAGAATATTGCAACAATTGACATTCCAAAGGATATGGTTGTATCCAGTGGTGAGGTTAAAACTTACACTGCACAGACACTTCCAACAGGAACAGGTGCACCAACAAGTGCAGGTACATATTTAGTATTAACATTAGCTAATGCTACAAATGACAAGGTATATATTAACGTAGGTACTCTTGTTGATATTTATAAGGCAAAAGCAAATGCTACTAAGATTCAGATTTCAATTGATTCAACCACAAGAGAAATTAGTGCTTCTGTTGTAGCTGGTTCTATTGGAGCTACTGAGTTAGCAACTAATGCGGTAACAACAGTTAAAATTGCTGATGGTAATGTTTCTAAGGCAAAATTAGCAAAAGATGTTCAGACTTCTTTAGGAAAGGCTGATACTGCAGTTCAGTCAGTAAAAACAGGTACAGCAAATGGAACAGTTTCCGTTGACGGAACAGATGTAGCTGTAAAAGGTCTTGGAAGCGCAGCTTACACAGCAAGCACAAATTATGAAAAAGCAGGTGCAGTAACAGCATTAGCAAATGGCCAGGTAGCAACAAACAAGAATGATATTGCATCATTAAAAACAAAAGTGGCAACTTTGGAAGGAACTACTTATACAGCAATCTCAGACAAAGAGATAAATGCATTATTTGGCATTACAGAATAATTAAAAAAAGAGGTGCGTTATAATGGCAAAAATACAAAATACGTATCTAAATAAAGAGGGGTTAGGCAGTTTTCTGTCTAACCTCAAAAAAATTTTTTTGGGTACAAAAACCATAACATCAGCAGTGGATTGGAATACATTAACAGAAAATGGAGTGTATCACATAAAGACAACAGCAGGAACAAACAGACCTGTTACTAACTGGGGAATGCTTTATGTTGAAGGGGAAACATCAACTAAGTTTCAGATATTTATTCCTGATGTAAAGAACAATGTGATTTATAAGCGTTATGAAAATGCCGGCTGGAAGGATTGGCAGGAGTTAACCCTTATTGAAACATCCGGAGAAGTGTATGAT